GGCAGCGCCTCGCTCGGATACTGGGAATGCTGGGCAGCGAGTACCCGGGCGAGCAGGCGGCGGCGGCGTCTCAGGCCGAGGTGTTCAGAAAGCGGCACGGGTTGACGTGGGAGGCGATGCTGGCGCTGCCGCCGGTTGAGACAATATCGGAACCTGTCTGGGAATCACCGCCGGAACCGCCACCGCCTGAACCGTCTCAATGGACGCCCTCAGATCCAATACCGCCAGAGTGGCTTTCACCACGGCCCGGCCCCTGGACAAGGCGATGGTATAAAAGCGTTAAAGCATTTCACACCACATGCGAAATCGCCCTGATTTGCATGTTCCTGTTCGGATGCGCGGCGATGTTTATCCCGCCATCGCCATTGGTGGCGGATTTCAGAACATACATCGTGCCATTGGTGATTCAGTCCCGATAACGAAGCATCAGCGGATGGCGGCGGCGTTCTGCCTCCGCCGCCTGGATCGCCGCCGTCAGTGCCGCCGGACTGAGATCACTCGCCACGCGGTTCGACAGATAATGCTGACCTGGACTGTAGTCCGTGCCTGGAATACGGCCACGCATGACTGTTCCGATCGCCGCCGGCACGGCCAGGCCCGCCGCGAAGCCTTCCAGCCCTTGCAGGTATCCTCCAGCCGCGCCGGTGGCGAGTGGGATTCCTTTCATCAAAGCGTTGATCGCGATCCCCGCCGGCGAGCCGCTGTCTGGCGGTTTACGGAGCACGCTTTGTCCCGCGTGCGCCATGTCGTTCAGGTCGCCCCTGCCCTCGCCGTAAGCGCCGCTGCCGAGCGACTGATTGATGCCCTGCCGCAGTTGTAGCGGTGAGATATTACCTTCCGCCGTGCCAGCACCAGCGGCGTTTATCGCGTCCTGGATCAGCGCGGCGTTGGCATACTTGCGGTTTAATTCCCGCCAGAGCGCCGCGTCTTGCGGCAACATCGACGACTCCATCTGCGTGCGAATCCCATCACGCACCTTTATCAATTCACCCCGCGTGGAACCCTGGGCGCTTTTTATGGCGTCGCCAAAATCAGACATTAAACTCTGATAAAACTTGCCCGGCATGGTTTTCGCGCCAGTAGCCGGGTCCGTCTGGATCTTGTTATCAAAACCATTGAGCAGGTCTTTGATTTCCACCGCCGCATTCGACTTCATCCCAACCAGATTTGTCCGAACATCCCTTACTGTCTGCTGAAACGCGGGCGTGATCTGCATCGTGTTATTGGTTGCCAGCCGGTCAATCTCTGGCCCCAGCACCTTATACATATGATTATTGACCACCTCAGTGGTCAGCGTATCAGTATCCAGACCCGCCTTTCGTGCTACCGCGCGATTGATCGCCGCCTGCTGTTCCGCCACGTCGGACGAAATGCCGCCCGCCGAACCCGGCGTCTGGCCGAGCACCTGCTCTGTCTTCAGCAACGGTTTGCTGCCGGTGCGCTCGCCGGCTGTCAGCGGCACGCCCTCGGCATCCAGCACCTCGACCAGCCGTTTCCGTTCGGGCGAGGTCACGGTGTTGATGGGCGAGATCACCTTTTGGGCCACCTTACCGCCCGTGTAATTCCCCGCCAATTCGGCTCCTGGCGCCAACCAGTCCATCCCGCTCTCCGTGGCGACACGCCCCGCCACGTCACCCACCAACGCCCCGCCCGCGGCGACCAGCGCCCCGGGAATCCCGGCGGTAACGCCACCGCCTGTCGCCGCGCCGGCTAGTTTGCGAGTGATCTGTTCGGTTGGGGTATTGGCCTGGATATCGACCATCTTCGGGCCTGGGATGCTCTGGTCGGCCAGGTTGAAGATCAGACGCGAGGCGGGCGGTTGCTGCGCTGGATCGGCGTAAAAGCGGCGTTCTTCTGGATTGGGCGGCGGCTGTCCATAGAGATCCGCGCGCTGCTCCGGTGACATCGGAGGATACAAACCGGTCAGGTGCGCGCCCGCGTCATAGAGCGTGCCGCCCACGCGCGCGATCGTCGGGCCGATGACGTTGCCGAACGGGTCCATCACCGCGTCGATTAATGATGTGGCGCCCCCGGCGGCACCGGCCGCGACGTTTCGGGCCGTGTTTCGCCATGGGGCTTCAGCGGGCGGGATCAGATCAGCGCAGCTATTACCACTTGCCGCTGGCTTTGCCGGGATCAGGTCGGAAAAGTCCACATCGGCCATATCAGAGTTCCCCCGGATCAATGCCATTCTCGCGCAACCGCTTGATCACAGCATCACGCGGTGCTCCTTTGCTGATCGCATCACGAGCCGCCGCCAGCGGATCGGTGGTTGGCCGCGCGGGCGCTGCCGGACGCTCCCCGCCCGCCGCCTTGATGGCTTCCGGACTATAGCCGTCCGCTTCCAGTGATTTGACGCGGCGATTATGGATCCGTTCGGTGAGTTCTCTCTGAAGTTGAAGATTATGCTGGATCGTCGAGGGGGCCATGCCTGGATTTATGTCGGCCTTATCGAACTCACTCAGTTCCGACGCGGTGAGCGACTGGCCGGAAATCCCCTGCCGGACAGCCAGCTTGTATCTCTGATAGCCCTGCCACCAGTCAGCCTGCGGACTTTCTCCGGCCTTGGCCTTCAACAGGTTATCGAGGTCACCGGCCTTGGCGAAAGTGTATCCGGCGTACGTTGGGTGAAAAGTGGTTTGCGCGGTAATGACCTGATCGAGTTTCCCGCCGCCGTCGAGCAGGTTCTTGCGTTCGTTTTCCGGTAGCGGCTTCGTCTCCGATGGCAGGCCGGCGACACGATAAGCAGTCTTCCCGTCTTCGCCGAGCCGCCACCCGGTAGGTAAGTTCGCCTGTTTCGCCGCGTCCTCCGCGCGCTTGTCGGCCCTTGCCTTTAGCGCCGCGTCCTCTTGTTGCAGACGAAGTTGCTCTCGCGCGACCCGCTCCGTCTCCGCCGTGTGCCGCTGTGCCTCGGCGGATTTCACGGCCTCGATCTGCTGTTCCCGGATATATTTCTGCCGCTCGAAGTTCGCCTGGGCCTCCAACGCGGCGTTCGTCGCGGCCTGTTGCTGGCCCGCGATGTTCTGTTGCCGCCACTGCGCCATGTGCGCGCCGACATCGGCGACCGGCGTGCCGCCCGTGATCATCACGGCGGCGATCCTGCGTTGACTGTCGGTGAGACCGGCGGCCGGGCCGGACTGGATCAGCGGCTCCATCGGGATGACGCGGGAGGGTGCGGGTGGCGGCTGAAGGATCGGAGGCCGTCCGCCCGGCGGTGCGGCGCTCGCGGGAGCCGTGACGGGCGCGGCCGGTGCCGAGACGGGCGCGGCGGCCACCGGAGGCGCCAGGCCGTTCCCAGGCCCCCTGATTGAGACGCCCGGCAGGCCCGTTTGATACAATGTATTCGGCTGCTCGACCGGCCCCATCGTGACCGGCCCGGCGCCGGGTCCGGCGACGTCCGTCCCACCCAACCGCATCGCCTGGCGGGACGGCTCGATGGCGGGCGCCGTCGTTTCCGCCTGCCCGACGATCGCCTGTAACGCCGCGTGACCTGGATACGTCGGTGGCGCGTTCATCGCCAGACCTTGCGCCTGGAGGGCCTTGACCGTTGGCCCATACGCCACGGCCGCGTCCGCTTCAGGCATGGCGAGCAGCGCGACCGAGGCCTTCTTCACCGCCTCCATGCTGGCAGGGTCGGCCTGTCCGGTGATGGTCGGTGCGCCTCCCGTGATGGACGGCGCTCCTCGCATGGGGTTCAGCGGGTCGAACCCCAGGGCGTCGGTGGCCGTGCCAGCCGCTGGGGGGGGAGTAGCCACCACTCGCGGCCCGGCGTTGGGGTTGAACGGCGGTGATGGTGCTGTCGCGACACGAGGGCCGGAGGTGCCGGGGGCGAACGTAAGTGCCGGCGTGCCGGCCAAAGCGCCCACCGTCTGATTGGTGTCCAGGGGACCGAACCGCGACCGCAGCAGTGTCTGGGTACGCGGCCCGAACCGGCTTAGCGGGATCACCGATGCGACCTGCGCCTGGACCTCGCGAGGGGCCGACATGGCCGTTGGATACTGATTGACGTCAACGCCGGCCTGTTTCGCGAAGTCGCGCCACGTCGCCGTCTGTATCTGAAAGTGCCCCTGACTGATCTCGCTCGGGTTGCCGCCCTGCGCCAGCGTCAGCCCTCGGCTGTCCTTATCGACGCCGCTTACTATGTTCTTGTCGCCGCTCTCGATGCTCGCCAACGCGTCCAGAAACGATCCGCCCGCGCCGGTAGACGCTCCGGTCGTGCCCGTTCCGGCCGTATCACCTCTGCCGAGCAGCGCGTTGCCGGCCTCCCGTTGCTGCGCGAGTTTGTCACGCTCAAGCTGCAACCGTTGCTGGTTGATATCGAGGTTGCCAAGTTCCGACCGCTGTTTGGCGATCGACTCATCCACAGCCATCGGGTTGAACAGAACGTTGGGCGTCGGATCGACGATCTGCCACTGGGTGAACTGGGGCATGGCTCAGACTGTCCAGTTCTGGCCGGGATTGGAGGATGAATAGTAGGGCGCTCCACCGGCCGGATTGGCATAACTCGTGAGCGTTCCACCGCCGCCCATGAGCGCGTTCTGATACCCCAGACCGGTGAGATAATTGGTCGCGGCGTTGCCAACCCCTTTGACCGTGTTGCCGTAGATCGAGGACAGCGCACTGCCCAGGCTGAGGTCGGTCTGCGCGATGCCCTCCCCGGTCTTCAGGCTCGCCGTCCCTTGCCCGGCGGCAGCACCCTCGCCCAACGTCGAGAGATTAAAAAGACGATTGTAGTAATTTGAGAACTCCTGATCGGCGAGCCCGGTGCCAAACGTCTGCTCCGCCTTCAATACGGCGCCAGAACGCCCGAAGCCCTGCGCCGCCGCGCCCGCGTCGGTCGCCCGTAAGCCCTGGTCGAGCGACCACTGGTAACCTGGGGACGCCTGGAAGTTGGCGCGTGCCGCGGTGGCCGCGTCCGGCCCGTTCAACCCGAGCAGATCGCCCGTCGCCGTGTTCGCCTGCCCGCCGCTCGTGGCCCACGGCATCAGATCCTTGCGCGCCCGTTCCTCGGCTGCCTGTTGCGCGGCGTTGGCCTTGCTGGCGGCGTCCCTGGCGGCGTTGGATTGCAAAACTCCGCCAACGACGCTGGCGGTGGCTCCTACTCCGGCGGCGATGGCGCCTGCTGCGGCAAAGGGCATGGTTCAATCCTCCAGAACGAGGTTGTGGTGTTCGGCGATCGGCGGCTCACCATCAGGATCGGCATGGTCGGCGTTGTGGATGCAGGCGATAACCACGTTGTTCGTAATGGTCTCGAACTTATGGAATGTGTGCGCCGGTATCCTGATCGCGGCGGGAGCGGCGAATACACCGAGATAATCGTCGCCGCGCCATACATGCACCTTACCTTGAACAATCAGGCTGAGATGTGGAAATTCGTGGCTATGCTGTGGAAGCAACGTGCCGCGATCGGCCACCGACCACAGCTTGCAGAATAAGCCCGCGTACAAAACGAGTTCGCTCGTGGGTTGATTCTCCGCTCGCTTCATTCTTCGACCCTCAGGCAGATGATCAAAGTTGTTCGCATATCGTTGCCCTCGTTCGTCATTGAATGCGGTCGGGTATTGTCGAACTCGAAAATCTCGCCATCTCGAAACACCTGCTCGTCGCCATCACACTCGACAATACAGCGCGCGTTGGCCTGAAGCACCGCGTAGCACTTGCGATTGTAGCGTTCGGCGTGCCACGCGCCAGCGTCGCTGTGACGCTCGATGCGGCCGCCCGGTGGCAACCGCGTACAGAGGATACCGCCAATCTCCACCGCCCTCTGTGACGCCATCAGGCCCCATGTAAGCCGGTGAATCGACGGCAGCTTGTCCCACACCGGATAGAATACGCATTGCCCTGGCCGGTTGTAGTCCTCTGGCTCTCGCAGAGTTTCACGGGGGAAGTACCTGATCCACAGATCGGCTTCGAGCGCGCCGTGCGCCGTGCCATCCCGCTCCTTGCGTTCGGCGTACTGACCCCACTCAGGCACAGCGTCGAGTTCCGCCAGTATCGGCGCCACGTCCAGACCTGTGTGCAGAAGTCTGAAGTTTCGCATCTATCTGACTCTACGTCCCCACAACATGCCCGTTGCACTCACACTGCCACTCGTGAACCCGCACTGCGCCACGAGATACACCGTCGTGTCCGCGCTGACATTGATCCGCTGATCCCCGCCCGTCCCCAACCGCAACTGGTTGGCGGCGCTCGACCCGCCGACCCTGGCCGCGATGACGTTCAGCGTGACCGAGGCGGTGGAGCAGCTCGCCGCCGCGTAAGTCACTGCCCCGGTCGGGTTGAAGATGATGTTGCCGCTCACGTCCCAGTCGCCCGGCGTCAGGTCCAGGCTGCAAATGTTCTGGACCGAGCCGTTGCTTAACCCCACGGATGCCCCGCTGGGCGTGAACAGATACTCGCCGATATCCCCCGCTACCGCGTCGGAGCCGTCAGTCACGCCCTTGTTCTTCGTGGCGGCGACGATGGCCAGGTCGTTAACCTGATCCGACAGGCTCTGATGATACTCGGTCCACGCCTGCGAGTGCTGCTGGCCCCCCGCGAGGGTCTCCACGATCGGCGCGTCGTAGAACGGCGGGTCAACGAGCTTCGGCGCCGTCGCCATCACGAGGCCCCCGGCGAAATATCAGCCGCCATTCCGTACAACGTCGTTACCCCATGAGACGAAATCCGGAAAGTCCGTTGCCGGAACGAGCCCAGCCGCGTGGTGAACACCCGCTTGCGTAACTCGTCCGGCTGACCCGCCGACATGATGCGCGCCGGCTGCCAGTTCCGAGCGCCGTCATCCGACCAGTCCAGCGACACGGTGTAGGGCGTATTCGCCCCGCCGACCTCCATCTCGACCTCGGCACGATAACAGAACGCACGCGCGCCCTCGACGCTGGTGACATGAATCGGCGGCAGCGTGGCCTGACGAATGACGTTGATGTTGGCGTCGTTCGCCCCTCTGGCGAGGGTGTAGAGCCAGCCGCTCGATCGGTCTCCGTACAGGTGCAGGGAATTGTTGTCAGTCGCGCCCACCGTCGTCCGCCATGGCCCATGGCCTTCAGTGCTCGTGGAACGCTCATGCCATTTTTCGGTGGCGATGTCATAGACCAACGTCCGCTGATGATCGACCGTCGTCAGGCAATAGAACAGATGACCATTGAAGGAATGCGTTAGGGCTTCGAGGCTGACCGTACCGGAACCGATGATGGCCTCGATCGCGTGTGTTGAAACGCGCGACTGGGTGTAGCCTTTCGACCTGTAAACGATGCCGTCCAGGCCGATCCACCAGACCGAGCCATCAGCGCGGCAGACCGACATGGGCGACCCGGTGCCCGTCCAGATGACGCCGCCCGACGCGCGACGGAACGGGAAGAACGAGATGCCCGGCGTGGTCTCCAACCCGCTCGACCCCGCATCGTAGAACACCTCGAAGCCGTTGGTGCCGATGGTCCAGACCTGACCGCGATGCGCGATCACCCGGCGAATGGCGTTCGGCATGGCATCGGAGAAAACAAAGTCCAGCGCATCGAAGCTGGTCGGGTCGAGTAGCCGCGAGATGAACCATCGCGAAGTATCGCCGAGCGCCGAAAAGGCGAAGTATCCGTCCACGTAACAGACCGACGTGGCGCCGGGGAAGTCGGGATCGGTAATTTGGTTCAGCAGGGTACCAGGGAGATGACCGCAGGTGTAAGCACGCGGCGCGGAGGTGAACACGACAGCCGTTGGTCCGGCGGCGATGGTAACAAAGCTGTTCCAGGGGTCGGTGCCGGCGT